TTGAGTTGCAGCTTGGCATGCCGTTACCACCTCAGAAAGATGAGTCCGGTGAGGACATCAACATGGACCCAGAGGTTGAAGCTCGTTTGGCCCCGATGTTGGCACAGGCTGCGCAACGGTTGGTACAACAAAACCAGCAAGAAGTCCAACAGCAACAGGCGCAACAGCAAGCGCAAGACCCGTTGATCCAAATGCAGCAACAAGAGTTGCAGATTAAACAACAAGACCTACAACGCAAAGCTCAGAAAGACCAATCTGATGCTCAACTTAAAGCGCAGCAAATTGAAATAGAAAAAGCTCGTGTAGACAATCAGGCTAAGGCTGAAGGAGTGCGTATAGGTCTGAAGGCAGAGCATGATCGCAAATCATTAGAATCTAGTCAAACACTTGAGTCTATTCGTCTAGGTTTAGACGCCGAAAAAAGTCGGCAACAAATTGATACGCAGAAGCAGCAAATAGCAGTTCAGCAATATAACAATCGCAGCAAACCGACAAAAGGTGAATGATGGATGCGTTCGAGGTCATTGTTAAAGAAATTGATGACAAAGTAAAACAACTCTTTGAGTACGTAGGCACAGGTAAAGCCGACACGTTTGAAGAGTACAAAAGACTGTGTGGTGAGATTAAAGGTCTTCTCACTGCGCGGGGCTATACCCTAGACCTTAAAAACCGCATGGAGAACTCTGATGAGTGAAATCCTTATCGGCTCAAACCCCGATAATCCGCAAGTTGTAGGTATGTACCAATCTGAGGCCACCGCCGAAGAGAAAGCAAGTCAACTCCCTAGACCATCAGGCTGGCATATCTTATGTGCTATCCCCGAGGTTGAAAAAATGTACGACAGCGGCATTGCTAAAGCTGGCGAGACTATGCACATTGAGGAAGTACTGACTACTGTGTTATTTGTAGTTGATCTTGGCCCCGATTGTTACTTGAATAAAGATAAGTTCCCATCAGGTCCTTGGTGCAAAAAAGGTGACTTTGTGTTGGTCAGACCCAACTCAGGTAGCCGCTTAGTAATTCACGGTCGTGAATTTCGCATGATTAACGATGATACGGTTGAGGGTACAGTCGATGACCCACGCGGTATTAAGCGCAAATAAGGAAATAACATGGATCAAAACGAATTTAAGTTCCCCGATGAAATTGATGACGATGACAAACTTGCCAAGGGTGGCAATGTAGAAATTGACATTGAAATCGAGGACGATACACCCCCTGAAGACCGGGGCCGTGAGCCGATGCCTAAAGAGCTGGTTGACGAGCTGGATAAAGACGAGTTAGAAGAATATTCTGACAAAGTTAAAGTTCGCCTCAAGCAGATGAAAAAGGTCTGGCACGACGAGCGTAGGGCTAAAGAATCTGCTGTACGTGAGCAACAAGAAGCCGTTGAGTACGCCCGTCGGGTTGTTCAAGAAAACCAACAGTTAAAGCAACGATACGCTGCCGGTGAAGTGGAGTATGTGGCAACTGCTACTAACGCCGCTGAATTGCGCCTAGATGCTGCTAAAAAAGCCTATCGTGAAGCTTATGATGCAGGTGATGGCGATAAGCTTGTAGACGCCCAGCAAGCCATGCAAGAAGCAACGTATGAACTGCGGGAAATGAAGAAATTTAAAGCACCCGCTTTACAACGCGAAGAAAACGCAGTACAACAGCAACAAGCACCACAACAACAGGTTATTCCGCCTGATAATCGAGCTAAAGCGTGGCAAGAGCGCAATACTTGGTTTGGGCAGGATGAAGAGATGACCGCTTCGGTTTTAGGTTTACACGAAAAGCTTAAACGTAACGGCACAGTTGTTGGGTCAGATGAGTATTATGCGACATTGGACAAAACAATGCGCAGACGGTTTCCAGAAAACTTTGAGTCTTCTGAAACACAAACGAAGGCTGACCAGCCCCGTACAAAATCTAGCACCGTTGTGGCACCTGCGACCCGCAGTACTTCACCTACTAAAGTGAAGTTAAAAGCTAGTCAAATCCAAATTGCCAAAAAACTTGGTTTGACACCTGAACAGTATGCCCGCGAACAAATTAAACTGGAGGCCCAATAATGGCTACCGATAGACTTACTCGTGAGTTAGAAACTCGTGCAGTTCAACAGCGTCCTCAGCAGTGGGCGCCTGCAGAATTGCTACCTGAGCCAGATATGCAGGAAGGTTTCGCTTACCGTTGGATTCGTGTTGCTGCTTTAAACCAAGCCGACCCACGTAACCTCTCTGCCAAACTCAGGGAAGGATGGGAACCGGTCAAGATTGAAGAGCAACCAAAGTTTCAACTGCTAGTTGATCCCAACAGTCGTTTTAAAGACAACGTTGAGGTTGGCGGGTTATTGCTTTGCAAGACACCAAAAGAGTTTGTTGCCCAACGTAGCCAATACTACGCTAAGCAAACGCAAGCTCAGACGGATGCTGTAGACAATAATTTAATGCGCCAAAGCGATGCGCGGATGCCACTCTTTAAAGAGAGCCGGTCCTCGACAAGTTTTGGTAAAGGTTCATAAACTTAATCAGGAGTCTTAAATGGCTTATCCTACCGTTTCAGCCCCTTACGGGCTAAAACCCATCAATCTTATCGGCGGTCAAGTCTTTGCAGGCGCGACACGCAAGATGGAGATTGCTTCGGGTTATGCCACTAATATTTTTTACGGCGATTTTGTAAAACGTGTTATTGGCGGCACTATCGAGAAAGACACTGGCACTACTGCTAACACTCCTTGCGGCGTGTTTCTTGGTGTGAGTTTTACTAACGCTTCGACTGGTCAAGTCCAGCAACAGCAATATTATCCTGCCAGCCAACAGATCAAGTCTGGTACGAAAATTTTTGCCGTTGTCGCAGATGACCCAGATACGCTGTTCCAAGTTGCAGTTTGCTCATCGGGTGTTGTGATGGCTACTGTTACCCAAAACGCTATCGGTACAAACATGTCAATTTTGGCAACTGCTGGTTCTACTACTACCGGTAACTCGTCTTACTCAGTTTTGAGTACTTCGCCAGCCGTAACAGCTACGTTCCCAGTTCGCGTCATTGATGTTGTTCCTGAATCAGCCACCTCTGCTACGACTTACTCAGAAGTGATTGTGAAGATCAACTTTGGCATCCATCAATACAACAACGCCACTGGTTTGGCAGTCGCTTAATAGGAGCTAAATCATGGCTATTTCACGCGCACAACTACTTAAAGAGCTGCTCCCCGGTCTGAACGCATTGTTCGGTCTTGAATATGCCCGTTATGGCGAAGAACACAAAGAAATCTACGAAACTGAGACTTCTGAGCGTTCTTTTGAAGAAGAAACCAAACTGTCTGGCTTCTCAGCCGCACCTGTTAAGAACGAAGGTTCTGCAATTGCGTATGACAATGCTCAGGAAGCTTGGACTGCTCGCTATAACCACGAAACCATCGCATTAGGGTTTTCCCTAACGGAAGAGGCAATTGAAGATAACTTGTACGACTCGCTGTCGGCTCGTTATACCAAAGGTCTTGCCCGCGCAATGGCGTACACCAAGCAGGTAAAAGCTGCTGCTGTAATTAACAATGGCTTTACCGCTGGCTATGTTGGTGGTGATGGCGTTACATTGTTTAGCGCATCGCATCCCTTGGTTTCAGGTGGCGTTAACAGTAACACCCCAGCAGTCGCTGCAGACTTGAACGAAACTTCGTTGGAAAACGCTGTTATTCAAATCGCTGCATGGACTGATGAGCGTGGTCTGTTGATCGCTGCTAAGCCCAAGAAGTTGATTGTTCCTCCTGCACTTCAGTTCGTTGCGACTCGTTTGCTCGAAACCGAATTGCGTGTTGGTACAACCGACAACGACATCAACGCACTCAAGAACAACGGTTCGATTCCAGAGGGTTATACAATTAACCACTTCTTGACCGACACCAATGGTTGGTACTTGACAACTGATGTGCCTAACGGCATGAAGCATTTTGTCCGTACACCACTGTCTAACTCAATGGATGGGGATTTTGATACTGGCAACGTGCGTTACAAGTCACGCGAGCGTTATTCGTTTGGCTGGTCTGATCCGCTCGGAATGTACGGTTCGCCGGGTGCATAAGTAAAAATTAAGGGGCGCACAGCTAAAGGTCGTTGTGCTTAAACGAGTACCCTAAGAACCGCCCTTGATCTTTTAGCCCCACCTTAAAAAAGTGGGGTTTTTTATTGCTTGCTTTTATTTTATTTTGGGTTATTATTGCCTTACGACTAGGACTAAATACCGTATCAACCCGCCTAGGGGACGATGCACAGATGATACGGTGACTTGTGCATAAAGGATTCCATCATGGGTTTCGCTACACACCTCGGCCCTTGGCTGCTCGGTACGGTTAGAAATACAACTGGTACGACTGTTGGTTCAATTGAAAACCTCGGCGCTACGATTGTTAGCCAAACATTCAAAAAGAACTACGCCGGTCAAGCTGCTTCAGCTACTACCGATACAATTGGTGTGTTGCCAGCAGGCGCACAGATTGTAGATATTTTTGTTGACACCCTTGTTGCTTTTACAGGCTCAACTGCTGCTAACCTAACCATTGGTGATGGCACAACAGCTAACTTGTATTGGGCAACCTCTGACATTACGACTCAAGGTCGTTTGGCAATTACCAACGCCGCAAGCAAACTGGCAAACTGGGCAGGTGCAGCGACAGCCGCATCACCTAACGGCGCAGGTATTGGCGCAACAGACGTTAAAGTTGTTGCAACACTGACTCCTACTGTCGCTGCTGTGACTGCTGGTACTGTTCAGTACACCGTCATGTATGTGGTTGCCAACTCAAACGGCGCACAGTTCCCAGCGTCAGCTTAATCTTCTAAGGGGGTTCGCCCCCGTTTAAACTTTGGGAGATTAAGATGGGTATGCAAACTGACGTAAAAGCAGGGCATCTAAACAACACAGGATTTATGCTGTTGGGTCGTACACGGCTCAAGGCTTTGTCTGTTGTTGGCACTGCCACTGCGGGAACACTTGATGTTTTTGATACAACGACTGCGCCGGTAACAACGGCAACTTATGCTCGTTCGGGTACAACGGTTACGGTGACTAGCACTGCTCACGGGCTAGTGACGGGCGATGTGCGCGGCTTTGCTTTTGCCACCGCATCCGGTTCTTCCGCAACAAATGGTAACTACCCCATTACTAGAACAGGCGCAAACACGTTCACCATCACAGACATTAACTCAGGCACTATTGCAGCGAGTACGGCTATGTCGTACTCAACGCTTTGGTTGTGTTCGTACGACACGGGCGCAGGTGACTTGTTTGGTAACTTTGCGCTGATTCCGGGCGAAGGCATCCTTGTGCGGAACGGCATTTACATGATTATGTCTAACGTTACTTCGGCAAACATTTATTATGGCTAAGAAAACCCCATCCCTTGCTGTTGGTCGCGGTGAGAAGCTGCCGGTCAAAAAGGGGGCGGGTTTAACTGCCAAAGGTCGTGCCAAGTACAACGCTGCAACAGGATCAAACCTAAAGGCTCCACAGCCCGAAGGTGGCCCTCGTAAAAAATCATTTTGCGCCCGAATGTCTGGAATGCCCGGTCCAATGAAAGATGAAAAGGGTCGCCCTACACGCAAAGCTGCAAGTCTTAAACGTTGGAAATGCTGATGCCAAGCTCATCAAAAAAACAACACGATTTTATGGCGGCAGTTGCAAACAATCCAAAGTTTGCAAAGAAAGCCGGTGTACCACAGTCAGTAGGACAAGATTTTGCCGAAGCTGACAAAGTTAAGACACCAAAAAGCAGATCAGATTTGCAGGGCATTAACAAACCAAAGACCGATCACGGTTCAATGAATCTTTTTAAAGAAGGTGGTGCTATGAAAAGCGACATGAAACAAGACAAAGCTATGGTTAAAAAAGCCGTAGGCATGCACGACAAACAAATGCACGGCGGCAAGAAGACTGATATGGCTGCGCTTAAAAAAGGCGGGATGCCAGCTAAGATGATGGACAAAGCTGGTCGTGCTATGTCCGCCCCTACACCTGACATGATGGGTCGTGCTATGGCTAAACGCCCAATGGCTGCAGCTCCTGCCGCGCCTATGATGAAGAAAGGCGGTATGACTAAGATGGCTAAGGGTGGCGGTATTGAGTCTAAGGGTAAAACCAAAGGCAAAATGATCACAATGAATCGCGGCGGACGCGCTTGCTAAGGAACTATTATGGCATCTACTGATTATCGTCAACCAACTCCTGCTGAAAAAGCAAAACTTGATAGGTCTCGTGCAATGATGGTCGAGGGTATCAATGAGGAAAAAAGCCCTATTACTCGGCTTATGCCAACTATGACTAAAGCGGCTCGTGACCAGCAAAAATCTGCTACGTCATTGCGTGAATCCGTATCTGAAAAAGCAAGAGAAGGCGAAGCCTATAACGACGCTGGTTACAAAAAAGGTGGCAAAGTTAAAAAGATGGCTAAAGGCGGATCGGCATCAAGCCGTGCTGATGGCTGTGCTACTAAAGGCAAAACCAAAGGCCGCTTTGTATGATGGCCTCGCGTGGTATGGGTGCAGTGAACCCTTCAAAGATGCCTAGCGGGAAGCGTAAAGCTCGCCGCGATGATACTGATTTTACTCAGTACGCTAAGGGCGGTGTTACAGGGCTGTATGCAAACATCCACGCTAAGCAAGCGCGAGGCGGTAAAATGCGTAAACCCGGACAAAAAGGCGCTCCCTCTGCTCAGGACTTTATAAACGCAGCTAAAACGGCGAAAAAGAAATGACCACTTCAGGTTTAAACGCATTCAATCTTGATCTCTCAGAACTTGTTGAAGAGGCGTTTGAACGTTGTGGGCAAGAATTGCGTACTGGTTACGACTTACGTACGGCGCGGCGCAGCCTGAACATCCTGACGATTGAGTGGGCAAACCGTGGCATTAACTTGTGGACAATTGAGCAGGGGTCGTTCCCGCTTGTTCAAGGGCAGATTGCGTACCCTATACCAACAGACACGATTGATTTGCTTGATCAGGTAATTCGCACTGGGTCTGGTTCCAATCAAATTGACATCAATATCACCCGTATTTCTGAATCAACATACTCAACGATTCCAACAAAGAACGCACAGGGGCGTCCGATTCAGGTGTGGATTAACCGTCAGTCGGGCAACACAAATGCCGTTGCATCCACAACTTTAAACGGTGCAATTACAGCTACAGCCGCCACAATTGACGTTGTATCAACGGTTAGTCTGCCCTCTCAGGGATACATCAAGATTGATAACGAAGTAATTCTGTATCAAAACGTTAGTGGAAATCAGTTATTAAATTGTTTTCGTGGGCAAAACAACACCGCCGCAGTTTTGCATTCAACTGCTGCATCTGTTTACCAAATATTTTTACCAAACGTAAATGTGTGGCCTACAGCAAATGCACCGGGTAATCAGTATACGTTTGTTTATTGGCGTATGCGTAGATTACAAGACGGTGGTGGCGGTGTAAATACTCAAGATATCCCCTTCCGCTTTATCCCGTGCCTTGTGGCGGGTCTTGCGTACTATTTGAGTATCAAACTACCGAACATGGATATGAATCGTTCTATCGGTCTAAAAGCCGATTATGAACAGCAATTTCAGTTGGCGGCGGATGAGGATCGTGAGAAAGCAGCAATACGGTTTGTACCTAGACAGCTTTTTTATTGAGGTGAGTCATGCCCTCTAAATATGCTTCTGGCAAACACAGTATTGCGGAATGTGACCGATGCGGTCAGCGGTACATGCTTAAAGAGTTACGTAAGCAAGTTTTAAAAACGCATTTGTATAACGTTAAAGTTTGTCCAAGTTGTTGGGACCCGGATCAACCACAGTTGCAGTTAGGTATGTATCCGGTAAATGACCCACAGGCTGTGCATGAACCAAGACCAGACATTAGTTATCAAGTATCAGGCAATAGTGGTTTGCAAATTGGGTTAACTGGGTCAACAAGCGTTAATGATTATGGTGTCCCTGAAGGCGGTAGTAGGATATTTCAGTGGGGCTGGAACCCTGTTGGCGGTGCAAGGGATAATGGTCTAACACCAAATAATTTAGTGGTTGATTGTCAGATCGGTACGGTTACAATAACAGTTACTTAGGAGCCTCTCATGGCATACACACGAAGCGCCGATGGCGTAGCAAAAAAAGGTAAAACTAAGGGTAAAAACCTTGGTGATTCAGGTCCGTCAGTAAGTATTGAAAAGGGCGGCAAAAAATCCGCTGGCGTAACAGGTAAAGCTATGCGAGCTGTTGGTCGCAATATGGCTCGTGCCAATTACCAAAAGTGAGATCATCATGGCTAAATTTAGCGCAAAAATGATGGGTAAAGAAGTTGGTGATGCGGGTATCTACGCTGAACCTCACACAATGAAAGGTGGCACTGTGAACGTAAAAGACGCAATTAGCCGTAAGCCTGACCCCAATACTCTTTCGTCCGAACAAGTTAACCCCCGTACTCTTGCTATGCGTGTAAGCGTAGGCAACCCCGGGCGTGATGATGTTAAAACCACTGGCATTGAAACTCGTGGCAACGGCGCAGCAACCAAGGGTCGTATGGCTCGTGGACCTATGTGCTAACTATGAATTACGCTCAACTTGTCACTGCGATTGAGGACTATACCGAAACCACTGAGTCAGTGTTTGTTTCGCAGATACCCAATTTTGTGCAACTTGCTGAAGAGCGTATTTATAACGCTGTTGACCTACCGTCTCTGCGTAAGAACGTACTTGGGTCATTGACTGCTAATAACAAGTATTTGGCTTTGCCGGGTGATTTCTTGTCTGTATTTTCGTTGGCGGTTATCAACGCCGCCGGTGAGTACGAGTACCTGTTAAACAAAGACGTTAACTTTATTCGCCAAGCTTACCCACAGCCTACAGACACAGGCAAGCCACAGTACTACGCTATTTTTGGACCGAACAGCAGCTCTGTAAATGAGCTAACCATTATTGTCGGACCGACTCCAGACGCATCTTATAGCGTCGAGTTTCATTACTTCTACTACCCAGAGTCAATTGTCACTGCTGGTACGTCATGGGTGGGTGATAACTTTGAGTCAGCATTGCTTTATGGTGCGCTGCGCGAAGCTGTGATATTCCAAAAAGGCGAACAGGATATGGTTGCCTACTACGAAAAAATGTACATGGAATCATTAGCGTTGCTCAAGAACTTGGGTGATGGGAAGCTGCGCCGTGATGCTTATCGTTCAGGTCAAATAAGGTTGCCGGTGAAATAATGCCATTTACTGGAAATTTTCTTTGCACAAGTTTTAAAGTGGGACTACTGGGCGCAAGCTTTGATTTTGCCACGCCGACAACGGATGTGTATAAGATTGCTTTATACGACAACGCAGCATCTTTTGACGCATCTACGGCTGCGTACACAACAAATAATGAAGTGGTTGCATCTGGGTATACCGCTGGTGGATTAGTGTTAACGCCTACGGTTAGCTATGACGGTACAACGTCTTTCTTGTCGTTTGCCAATGTGACATGGACAGCTTCTTTAACCGCCCGTGGTGCATTGATTTATAAGGTTGGCGGGTCAAGTATCTGCGTATTGGACTTTGGTTCTAACAAGACTTCTACGTCAACATTTACTGTTGAATTTCCCGCTGCTAGTAGTACTACCGCCATTATTAGGCTTGCGTAAGGATCAAAAATGTTTAACGATAAAACAACTTCTACAGACCAAATGACAGCAGGACTCGTCATGGGTACACACTCTGGTGAGAAAGCCGCAGCTACGGGCGTTTACACGATTCAATGCTTTGACGCACAGGGAAACTTGAAGTGGGAAGCTAAGTCAAAGAACCTCGTGGTCAACGTTGGTCTGCAAGACATGAACGCCAAATACTTCACTGGCAGTGCTTACACAGCCGCTTGGTATATCGGACTTTACGGTGCTGGTGCGTCTAATACTCCTGCCGCAGGTGACACTATGTCTTCTCACGCAGGGTGGACAGAAGCTGTCCCTTACAGCAACGCTACACGCCCCGTATGCACGTTTGGCACACCAACTACGGCTAACCCCTCAGTGGCTACCAATTCAGCGTCTCCTGCCTCGTTTAACATCAATGCTACGGCAACCGTTGGCGGTGCGTTCTTAACAAGCAGCAGCACAAAGAGTGGCACAACTGGTACGTTGTTTTCAGCGGCTGACTTTGGCGCACCCGGTGATCGCTCAGTAGCTAACGGCGATGTTTTAAACGTAACGTACACGCTGTCTTTGGCTGGCTAACATGGCTGAAGGCGGCTGGAGTTCTGGCACTTGGGGTCAAGCTGGTTGGGGCATGTCAGTATATGACCGTGCCACTAGTGATACCGCAACGGCAACAGATTCAGACGCAGTAGTAACGCAGGCTTTTGCAAGCGCAGTCAGTGAATCAGTAACGGGTACAGACGCAGATACTTCCGGCGACAACACGTTTAACCCAAGTTTGACGGAAACGGCAACGGCAACAGATTCTGCTGATAGTATTTTGGCGGCAATTGGTGGTGTTGTTTCTGAGACCGCTTCGGCTAGTGATGCGTTTGTAGCGCAAGTTAATTTTGCAGTTTCTGTAGCAGAAGCGGTAGCCGCAGCAGATTCTGTTGCCAACGTAATGAGTTTTGCAGCAAGTGTGAATGAAAGTGTTGCCGCGCTCGACCAAGTTACCTCTTTGTTTTTGTGGAATTTAATAGATGACTCGCAGAACGCAAACTGGCAAAATATCAATAACGCACAGTCCACAAGCTGGACAGACGTTGTAACGTAAGGATTACTAATGCAGGTTTATAAGATAGCCAACTTAGTCAATGACCGTGTTTATATCGGGTTGACTACTTGTGCGCTATCAAAACGCTGGCGTGAACATAAAAGCGCAGCTAACACAGACGTTGATAAACCGCTGTACCGCGCCATGCGTAAACATGGTGCTAGTAATTTTTACATAGAGCCAATATACGAAACCCAAGACGTACAAGCTTTGCGTGATGCAGAGATGTCATTGATTGGTGATTACAAAGCGCATGTAAGCGATGGTGGTTATAACCTAACGGATCATGGGTTTAATTACGGCAATCAAAATGTCGTAAAGGGTGAACAGCAAGCGCAGTCACTGTTAACAGAACAGATTGTTCAATACATCAGGAATCCAGACACAGCATCAATTACCAATCAAGCATTGGTTGATGAGGTGTTAAGCGTATTTGGTGTGTTAGTAAGCAGGGACTGTATTCGTGATGCGCGGCGTGGTTCTCGTTGGACGCACTTAAATGACAAATTTCCACCAATCAAAATTGGTCAAGGTGGCAGAACTTATCATACGGTAGAAGGTGGCAAAAAAGTTATTTTAGCTTTACATCAATATCGTGATGCTGCAATTGCCGCAATGCGTGAATCTAGGTCTGGCAAGCGCGGTAGCCATGCCAAGCTTTCTATAGCTAAAGTTAAAGAAATATTTTATAGTCCATTATCGCTATCCAAAACTGCTGTTGAGCATGGAATAAGCAAAAAAATGGTCTTATTGATTAAACAGCGCAGAGCGCATGTCTATTTGACAAAGGATTTACCATGACTACAGCCTATACTCCCATACTGCAATTAGCCCTACCGGTAACAGGGGAATTAAATGGGACGTGGGGAGACGTGGTCAACGACAACATTACGTCGATGGTTGAACAAGCCATTGCGGGTCTAGCCACGATTAGCACTTGGACTGCCGCTAGTCACACGTTGACCACCGCCGATGGAACCTCAGACGAAGCGCGTTGTGCAATCCTTGAGTGTTCAGGCGCACCGGGTGCAGCAGCTACGGTTGTTTGCCCTGCGTTCTCTAAAGTCTACATCATCAAGAACTCGGTGACGGGCGGCTACGCAGTCACGTTGAAGACCTCTGCCGGTACTGGGATTTCTGTACCTAACGGTGGCACAGCCCTGTTGTATTGCGACGGCACGAACGTGGTGAGCGGCGGTGGTTTAAACGGTGATGTTGTCGGTCCTGCCTCTGCTACAGATACAGCCATTGCGACCTTCGATGGGGTCACAGGCAAGCTCATCAAGAACAACGCAAGCGTGACCATTGCAGCAAACATCATCACAGCACTGGGTTTCTCAGGACCACATAACGGCACGGTTGGTGCAACGACTCCTACCACGGGTGTATTCACAACAGTACAAAGCACCATTACTACAGGCACAGCACCGCTTACAGTAGCATCGACCACGAACGTAGCTAACTTAAATGCCTCAAGTTTAAGTGGTGCGACCTTTGCCGCCCCCGGCTCGATTGGCTCTACAACAGCAGGCTCAGGCGCATTTACCACGCTCTCCGCAACTGGGGTCACAACACTTGCCGCTGGAACACTAGGCGCACCTGCCCTGACAACTTCTGGTGACACGAACACGGGCATGTTTTTCCCTGCGGCTGACACAATTGCGCTTGTTGAGGGCGGTGTAGAGGTTATCCGCATTAACTCTAGCGCTAACGTCGGTATCGGCACATCTAGCCCCGCAGCTAAACTCGCTGTAGTTGGCACAGGCTACTCACCCACAATCACGATTACTGACGGTGCTACGCTTAACTGGGATACATCTCTTGGTCAAGTCGCGCAAGTCACATTGGGTGGTAACAGGACATTTGCTGCGCCGACTAACTTAGTCAACGGCGGGTTCTACTCCTTGCTGATTATCCAAGACGGTACAGGCTCACGCACGATTAGCTGGAACGCTGTGTTTGACTTTGCGGGCGGCACAGCACCAACGCTCTCTACGGCAGCAGGTGCAAAAGACCTCATCACATGGCGCAGCGATGGCACAAACATGCTTGAAGTAGGTCGCAGCTTAGGGGTCGCGTAATGCTTGTCATTGGCTCTAACTCTGCGTCTACTGGCTACAACCTCACACGCTCGCTGCGAACAAGGGCTAGTGCGAGTGCAAATTTAACAAGGACTCCTGCAACAGCGGGAAATCAACGTACTTGGACATATTCCAATTGGGTTAAGCGGGGTACGCTCGGGGCTACCCAAAATTTATTTACCGTTGGCACAGGGAGCGGGTTATATTTCTATTTGCGTTTTTTATCTACTGATGTATTAGAAGTTTTTACCTATGATGCTGGGGTAGGTAGTTATATTTGGCAGTTACAAACAACACAAGTTTTTCGTGACCCGTCTGCTTGGTATCACATTGTAATTTCAACTGATACCACTCAAGCAACAGCAGCAAACAGGGTCAAGATATACATCAACGGTACGCAAGTTACAGCGTTAGCTATTGCAACTTACCCATCACTAAATTACGATACAAGGTATAACGTTAACGTTGCAAGTTATATAAATTCGTATGTGT